CACGCACGAGATGGTTGGGTAACGCATGACGCGCGTTAGAACCTACAGGCGCAGAACGAAGAAGGGCGGAACGGCCATCGTGCGTGAGCACGAGCGCAAGGACGACCTTCACGCGAAGCTGGGCGAAGAGGCCGAGGAGAACCCGAGCCAGCTTCTTTTGACCGAGGCGCCGAAGCCCAAGAGACGGCGTGGGGTCAGTCGCAGACGGCGCCCAACGGAAGCCAAGGCCCAGGTCAAGGCACAACGGAAGCCCGCCCATGTTCGCCGGACCAGAAAAGTTGCCCCGCCGGTTGAGGCACCCGCGCCGGTAGTTAAAGTTTCGCGCGGCCGGGACATCTTCGGGAACACGCCGAACCCATACGCTTATGCCGATGCGATGAAGGCATATTACTGGGTGATGGGGCAGGACGAAGCCAGAGATAATTTCGATATTCTAAAGGAAAAAGGCTCGGACCTTGAATTGAAGGGCAATTCATTTCAAGAAGTTCTGAATAATCTCTCGAATTGGTTTAAGCAAATAGCGGCAAAAGGCGGTAAGTACGGTGCCTTTGCTGCCAATCTCACAACACAAGAATCCAAGAACCTTTTCGTTTACAAGACGCTGCTAGGTGAGAGGCTTGTTAATACGTTACGTGAATACCAGGGGCAGGGTAAGTTTGTGCTTAAATACGTTCAGGAGGGATTTGCCCAAGGACTAAAGGATGAAAAGTGGAAAAAGAAGAATGTTAAGAGAATTAACGCCGCCACAAAACGCTTGCAGCGCCGAGTTACAGTCAAAGGCAATTTGACCCAGCGCGCATTAAATAAAATAATTCATTCTGGTACGTTCAAGGCTTGGTTCGGCGATTGGGAATCGGCGACTCGAAGCGCATCTCATGTCGTTGACGAAATGAGGAAACCCAAGGAGCAGAGGGAGATTGTCGTGCCATCTGTGGTTTATCATGGGACACCACAGAAGAAAGGCTTTACTTGGTTCGACCCGGAGAAGGGCAAGTCAGGTAACTTTTTTGGGCCAGGACTCTATTTTACGTCCGACTTTGAAGTCGCTAAAGGTTACGCGGAGAATTACTTAAAAATAAAGCACTCATCTGGAACACCTAAACCGAGAATAAAATCTTTGCGTGACGCAGAAAAGATAAAAGAAATAGCAGCAGAACTAAAAAGGCGAGGTGAAGGCGCGCTTGCGAAAGGTAGAATAGAAAAAAAGGATTTGGATTGGCTTCAGCTTAGGATAAATGATTTCACCAACGATGCCAAAAAAGACCGTTGGATGGATGAGTTTGGCAATACAAACAGGATATATGCGTTAGCGAGCCAAAAGGTAAGGGATGCAATAGACATGGAAAACTATTTTATTGCAGAGGGGCAAAAACCATATTTAGGCGCTATTTATACTGTGTTTCTTAACATTCGCAATCCCTATAATCTTGACGAAGTTGTGGATGACAAGGAAATTGATGAAATCTTAAAAACTGGCTTGGAGACTGGAAAGGATTACAATGAGTTTTATCTGAAGCACCTCTGGGATAATGTTACGTCTAAGGGCCTAAAAGAGTTTGAAAAATGGATGATTAGTTCTGGCCGCCGCGATAAAATGATGAATAAATATGGCGTAAGTGAGGGCCGCGGTGGACTCTCTGATGTGGAAACGGTTCGCAAGGTATGGGAGATATTAAATAAATACTACGAAGGCACCTGGAACCCGGCGGCGGGGAAACATGAGAAAACTCCATTAAAGCAATTCAAGCCCGGCGGTAAAAGCGGTGTCCTGACCCGCCAGATGCTTTTCCGAATGCTGTCCGACTGGGGAAGCAGCGACCGTGGAGCAAATCTCTATACGAACTACATCAAGTCGAAAGGCTACGACGGCATCACGCACACCGGCGGTTGGAACATCGGCACGAAGGACCACAAAGTTTGGATAGCCTTCGAGCCCGAGCAGGTGAAGTCAACCTTGAACGAGGGCACTTTCAACCCGGATGACCCGGATATGTTTAAGGGCGTAAGCCATGCCAGAAGGACTTAAAGAGGCCAAGGCCGAAGACAGACCGGACTTCCCGGCCAAGCTCCGCGACATCCCCGAGGGCCGCGCGCTCGAAGCCGAGTACGCGAAGCTGATGGCGATGGGGAAGGAACTCATGCCGGACCTCCAGCGCGAGTACGACGAGCTTGAGGGCGAGATGGAGAAGACCTACGACCTCGCCGATGCCGCCGTGAAAAGGCTCGCCCAGGGGTTCCAGAAGTTCTACCCCGAGGACCTGGACGGTTTGGACATCCCGTTCGCCGCCTCCATCATCGCCCGGGCGCGCACGAAGCGCAAGAAGTACGAGCGGGGCCAGGGTGAAGAGGCCAAGGAGAAGTTCCCGCCCGAGCTGGAAACCCTCGAAGTCAAGGCCCTCAAACTTTGCCGTGATTACCTGAAGGCTCACGACCTGGCCGGCCGCACGTACAAGGAAATGATGGAACTGAAGCACAACATCAACCCGAATGAGCGGGAGCGGCAGCACATGGAGCGCAGCCGGCGCCGGATTCGGGGAAAGAAGGAGGCCCAAAGTGGCGAAGGTAAGGCGTAAAGCCCATGTCCGCCGGACCAAGGGTGGTAAGGTCGAGAACGTCCGCGAACATCAGATGGAGACGCGGCGGTCAAAAACACGGTCGGTAATAGGGGCCGGAATAAGGCACTTGACGACCAAGATACCCTGCGCCGTCTTTAATACGTCAGAGGAGGCAAGGGCTTACCTAAAAAAAGAAAGCCGAGATGATGGGCTTGAAATAAGGACGCTGCGAACCATCAACGGTGAAAGCCAAATTGAACCAGGTGAGGGGTTTGCAAGAAGTGACAAGGAAACAGTTCAGTTCGTGGTTATGGCTAAAAGCCCACAGGTGCTATTCGTAAAGGATGAATAGGCAAACATGCCTAAAACCACCCGCCACTCTCATGTCAGGCGAACCGCGCGCGGCCGGTCCGTCGCGGTACATCAGCATCTCCTCACGACGAAACGGCACAAGCCGGAGGAGAGGCCGACGCCGCAGCTTGGTCTTCTCGAACGCGACCGGGTTCAGCCGCTCAAGGTCAACGACATCGCCCCGGACCCCGACCAGCCGCGCAAAACCTTTGACAAGGAAGGCATCGAAAGTTTGGCGGAGAGCATCGCCGCCGAAGGGCTCATCCATCCCATCGTGGTTCGGAGCGTCCCCGGTCAGCCGGGCAAGTACCAGATAATCGCCGGGGAGCGGCGCTGGCGGGCGCATAAATACCTTCAGGACAAGGGCAAGCAGGCCAAGGGCGTCGGCCCGGGCGAGGTGCAGGCCATCGTCCGGGACGACCTCAACGAAGACGAGCGGGTGCGGCTGCAATTCATGGAGAACTACGGGCGCACGGAGATGGACGTAATCGAGACCGCCGCCGGCATGTTTCGGATGTATTCCACCTTCAAGGGCACGGACGCGGAGAAAATCACCCAGCTCGCCGAGAGCTTGGGTTTTGACCCGGCGAGGAAGCGGTCGGCCCTGGAAAACTACATTGCCCTCCACACCAAGCTCGACCCGGAGATAAGAGAGCACGCGCGCAAGCTGCTCCATTCCGAAGACCCGGGCACGCGGGAGGTCATCGGCCGGGGCTTGGACGCTAAACTTTACGTCATCTCCCGGCTGGACCCGCCAGAGCAAAAGGCACTCTGGAAGATGATACAGACGCGGCAGATGACGATTGGGGAGGTCAAGGCCCAGGCGGCGCGTTTCAAAGCGGCCCGCGAACAGGGCATGTTCGGGCTCGGCGAAGCCGGTGCCATGAACAAGGCCGAGATTGAGAGGGCCAAGGAGAACAAGGGCGCGAACGCCGTCAAACATGAGCGGGATGCGATTGAGCGATTCGAGCGGGAGATGGCCCATTTCTTCGGCGAAGTCATGGACGAAGACGGCGTTGCGATTCTGCCCGAGGTGACGCGCGGGAAGTGCCGGCCTTTCATTGAACTGATGGATGCGATGCAAAAAGAGGCCCGGCGGGTTTCAACGCTTGCCCGTGTGACATGCGGCGGAAGCGTAGAAAAGGGAATCCGAAGCCACAGGAGACGCACCCGGAACGGCCGCAGCCTTGAGTTTCATCAAACGGTGAGGTTTCAATGAGAGTCAAGGGATACCGCCGGAAGACGAAAAGTGGCAAAACCGCCCAGGTCCGCGAGTTTGAGCGGCGGGGCATGGCCGCGCGCAAAAAGCAGGCCGCAGGGAAGCGGCCGGCCGGAGCCGAGGGCGGGGGCGGAGGTCAGCCCGACGCGGCCCATTACGTTAAGAAGGCCGCCGGAATGGTGATGAGCGCACTGATTCATCAGGGCCTGAAGAAGACGGCGAATGGCTGGGCCGGGTTCGAGAAGATTGACTACCGGAAGGCCGCCAGAAAAATCAAGGCGAGGGCCAAGGGCATGACCCCGGATGACCCGCGCTTCCAAGCTGTCCAGCGTGTCCTGAAGGACCTCAAGGCACTGAATGACCGCTACGGTGACGGGCGCGGCCTGAAGGAACCGGCGCCGCCGCCGGTGCAGGCCCCTCCCCAGCAGGGGGGACAACCGGCCGGACAGGTGCCGCCCCAAACCGGCAACGCGGTTCCGCCGATACAGGCGACCAAGGCCGTTGAGGACGACGAACCGAACAAAGAGGAGGACGTAGGGGAAGAAGAAGAGCCGAGCCAGGAGGAGACCGACGAAGGGGAGCCCGGGAAGCCCCAGGTTGACCCCGAGGAGTACGTGAAAGAGTTCCAGGACCATGTTGTCGCTGTCCAGCGGCGCAAGTACGAGAGCTTCGTGTCCCACAAGGCGGAGAAGTTCGGGGATAATCTCATCGCGGAAGGCGTCAACGACTACATCATAGCCAAGGCAGACCTGGTATCCGCGCTCTTCTCGGAAGACCCGACGGTCGCCTACATGATACGGGCGGAATACGACAGGCATGGCGAAAACATCCTGCAACGTGTTCTGTCTCGAATCGGCGCGGTTCCCTACATGGTCGAGCCGATTGCCATGACAATCAAGGGTGCGAAAGGCCACATCAATGAGGAGGTCGAGGCCGGAGAAGCCAAGGCGCCCGTCGGTCGGCGATACATGTTTTGCCTTGGGTTCAAACCGGAATCGGACCTACAGGCCAAGGCGCTCATGCGGGCTCTGGTGCAGGCGGCGAAGGTCGGAACCGGACGTGAGGTAGACGGACAGGCGGCGAAAAAGCCGTTCATCATCAGCAATGTAATTGATACGCTGCCAGGTGCCGTGAAGCTGAAGATATACGCCCACTCGGTCGGCGGGCAGATGGTGATGAGTGTAAACAAAGGTAAGGAACAGGATTGGGACCGCGAGGACGCCGCCCTTGTTTATACCGGTGGCCCACTTTCGGTTGAGAAATCCAATTAAATTGACAGATTTTCGATTTCCGTTAAACTAAAAAACGTCTCGGGGGACCAAATGGAACAGTCCGAGGTCGTAAGATTCGAGCTGAACATCGAAAAGGCCATCGCCGAGGACGGCCAGCGTGTTATTTATTTGCACGCGCATACCGAGAAACCGGACCTCCAGGAAGAGACTATCGCCACGAACGCTTTAAGGGAATCGTCCGATTACTTCCTTCAAAACGGCTTCCTTGACTACCATCACGCGGGGGAACGCAACAAGGACGTTCCCGACCCGAAGGACATCATCGGATACCCTCTGGAATTAAAGTTCCGGGGGAACGATGCCTACGTGAGGGCGGTCTTGCACCAGGGCGACAAGCTCGCGGACGACCTCTGGGATGGGCTGCACTGCAATCCACCCAAGCGGTTCAGAGCCTCTATCGCGGGCAAGCGCATCAAGACCTTCCAGAAGGAGAATGGTGTCTACACTACAAAAATCATCTGGACCTCACTCGCGGTAACTCCAAGTCCGGTAAACTCGGACACAAACATTTCAGCCACAGACAGCTTCTCCGCTTTTCTCAAGGCCCTTTCTTCATCTGCGGAAACCGATTTAGCCCAGGTGAAGGGGGGCCAGGCATTGTCCGGTGTCGAGGAACACGATGAGCCCGCGCGGATTATTGCCAAGGACTGCGGCTCCTGGTGCGACGAGAGCGGCGCATTCAAGAAGGGGCTGCAAAAGAAGGACATCGTAACTTACGTCACCCGCTACTTAGGTTTGGGTGGTGAGAAGGCCAAATCGGCGTGTAAGACGCTTTGGCTGGCTTACAACCCGACCACAGGCGCGAAAGGTAGGGATAATGCCTGAGAAAAACGACGGTCTCTCGGAGCTCGAGCAGGACTTGTTCAAGAGCCTTGACGAGCTGAACGAGGACATAGACCGCAGCACCGAGGAGCTTGAGGAGCATCTGGACGACTTCGACCCCGACGGTTTCCTGAAGGGCGTCAGCCATGAGGACACCTGGGGCGAGGGAGACGACGAGGACGAAGACTTCGACCTCGGCGAAGAGGGCGAGGGTGAAGAGGAGGAGGAAGAGGAAGAGGGAAAAAAGAAAAAGAAGCGTTCCAAGGTAAAAAAGGAGATGGGTGGTTGGAATTCCAGTTCGTCAACGGGCGGCATTGCCGAGGCCCGTATGGAAAAGGGTCTCCGGGTCAGGCCCGACCCTCGCCTCAAGAAAATCATGCAGAACCAAGTCGTCATGGGCCGGCTGCTGAAAAGCCTCTGCGAGACGGTCTCTCCGGGCATGAGGCAGATTGCCAACCTCGCCGACGCACAGGGGCTCAAGCCGAGAGGGGGGCAAGATACCGGCCGAATCGGCGGGCAGGTTAATCCCCCCACCGGTTTGCCCGAGGAAATTACGAAGGCCATTGTCGAGGTCTCCTTCATCGGCGACGACAAGCAACGCGAGGCGGCCATTGACCAAGCCTTCGCCAAGGGCCTGTTGCCTGCTGGCCTGACGGACCTCGGGGCCTCCGCCCTCTACCGTGAGGACAAGGCTGAGTTCGTTAAAACCGTTGCTCCCGTACTCGTCCAGATGCACCGCGATGCCAAAGGGCAAGCGGACCCGAAGTAGGGCGGGCATGGGTTTGAATCTTCAACACATGAACTTTGAGAGGAGGGGCAATGCCTCACGGGTATGACGCCCTCGGGGGACTCTTTCCGGGTCTCGACATGGAAGACGCGGAGTCCCTGCAAACTTTGGCGAAGGCCCTTTACGCCGGCGCGGAAACCGACCTTTCGACTCTGGCTGGCGGCCAGGCGTTCGCCACAGTGGACATCTCGGCCAACATGGCGCGGGTTGTCCAGAGAAAGAAAGACCACTTCTGGATGTGGGACGGCATCCAGAAGATTCCGATGAAGAACATCATCACCTACTGGCCGGAGCAAACCGGTGTGGGTTCCAAACAGGGACTCTTCACCGGCCAGGACGCTCTCGCGCAGCAATCGTCCGGCACCTACGGACTCAAGAACGCCGTCGCCAAGATGATGAGCACGAGGCGCGACGTTACCTACGTCAAGAGCATCGAGTCCAACGTCGGCAACATCCAAGCCGTAGCCGAGGAAGAGGCCAACGGGATTCTGGAAATCCTGACCGAAGTGAGCCGTGGGCTCTATTTCGCCGATGAGGCGATAAACGACTACGAGTTCAACGGTCTCCATTCGGTGATGGCAAGCCGCGCGCCCAACAACATCATAGACTGCGAGGGCGACTATCCCACGATTGACAAGATTCGGGAAGCCTCGCAGGTCATCTCCTCCTGGGGCGCCTTCGGCAAGCCGACCGACATGGCGGTCTGCCTCACCACGAAGAGCCTGATGAACCGCTACCTCGACCCGGCCGTCCGTTGGACCGTGGACAACAACCCGCAGTATATGGTTCTGGGCTCGGACGTGAGCGCGATTCAGACGGCCTTCGGGGCGGTCAAAGTCAAGTACGACCTGCACCTGCGTCCGTTCTGCCGCTCCGAGACCGGCGCCCCGGCTGGCGACAAAACCACGAACCCGGCGCCGCCCACGTCAGTCACGGGGACACCGGGCGGAAGCGATGGGGACATCCCGGCCGGTGACTACTACTACCGCGTCGAGTCCTACAATCACCGGGGATACTCCACGTCCACCGCGTCCGCATCCATCACCGTCACCGCCGGCCAGCACGTAAGCCTCGCCATCGTGGCGAGTGCCGAAGACTCCGAGACTGGCTACATCATCTACCGGTCGAAGACCGACGGGACGGCAACGGCCGCCGACATGCGCTTCGTCACCCGCGTCGCCAAGACAGCCGGCGGGACCACCACCTACGTTGACATCAACCAGTACCGCCCCGGCTGCATCAGCGCGTTCATGTTCTCGATGACCCCGGGTGAGCAGAGCTTGGAGTTCGGGCAATACATCCCGATTTCCAAGTTCAACCTCTATCCGGCTGCGTCGGCCGTGATTCCGTTCCTGGAGATGCTGATGGGTACGCCCATAGTGAAATATCCCACCAGGAACATCGAGTTCAAGAACACCCCCTACGACGCCGCGTGGCTCGGGCTCACCTAACCTTGAGTGAAAACCCCGGCCCGGCCTTGTAACCGGGCCGGGGATAGGAACCGAAAGGACAAAACATGACAAGGTTAAGGGTCCGAAACAAGAAGCCGGACGAAACGACGCTCGTTACCTACAAAGAGGAAGGGGCTGAGAAACAGTATCTCGTCACCTTCGAGGCAAGCGATGAACCCGGCATCTGCACGGTATCCGTGCCCGAGGTCGTGGCTTGTGCGCTTCTTCAGGGTTCGCTCTACACACGGATGGAACAAACACAGAAGGGCGCAAAGCCACAGGAAGGCAAGGGACCAAAGGTTGCTGGTGCCAAAGTGGAGGGCGGGGTCGAGGACGAATTGACCCAACTTCACGGTGTAGGCCCGAAAATCGCTCAGAAGCTACGCGACGCCGGGTTCTGTTCCATAGCGGAACTGGCGGAGGCCCAAGTGAACGTGCTGGTTCAAGACTGCGACCTGAGCGAAACTTTCGCGGAAAAACTGGTCGCAACCGCAAAGGAAATGCTGTCATAGGGACAGCTCAACACTTTCTTCCGGGAGGATAAATGGACTTCAACGCGCAAATCCCGCCCACGACCGCACGGGACGCCCAGGTGGCCGATGTGGTCGCCGAGGGTGTTGTCGAAGGCGGCGGCGTGCTCGGCTCCGCCGGTCGCGTGACCACCCTCAAGCTGAACATGATAAAGTGCGTCGAACTGGAGTGCGGCGGTTCGGGGACCACGACGGCGGTTTTATTCGCAGACCTTGACCTGCCCGACATGCTGGACACCGACTTCTTCGTGGTTGGGGGAGCCGCAGTCGCCACGATTTCCTCGAAAGCGACGACCGGCTTCACCTTCGCTCACACTTCCAGTGCGACCGCGAAGTTCGACGTAGCTATCATCGGCAACTGGGACGAGTAGGTCTCCTAAACTTTACACAGAGAGGAGGCCGTAATTGGCTTTCAACACGCAAATCCCCGTGGAGCGGTTTGCCGCGATTGTCGGGCGGACGCTTGCGACCGGCCCGCAGGAGGACGGCACGAAGCTCACGGACGACCTGTACGCGATGGCCCTGAAACTCAACATGGAGAAGGCCGTCACGTTGACCTGCGATGGAGCCGGAACTTCAACCGACATTCTGTTCGACACCCTTGATTTGCCCGACATGCTGGACACCGACTTCTTGGTCATTGGCCTGGCGGAAGCTAACGTCGTCTCATCCAAGGCGACAACGGGGTTCACTTTCGCACACGGAGACGGCGCGACGGAAACGATTGACGTGAAAATCGTCGGTAACTGGGCGGAGTAAACATGGGACTCAACCCCCCGGTATTCAAGCGGGCCGATGACGAGGATTTCCACGGCGGCTCATCGCCCGACATCAAAAGACAGCAGTATGACGCTATCCAGCGCGGAGCACTTCGCGTGATTGATGTTGGGGCGTCGGATGTCGAGCACTTCAACGGGACAATTACCGACACGCCGGCCGAGGTTTCTTTCACCAGGCGAAGTTCGCACATCTACGTCTACAACTCTGATTCGACGCACGACCTGACCGTGAGCTTCGATGGTGGAACGACCTACTTCACGCTCGCCCAGGGGTCGGACCGGCTCGACCTGCCGGTAGCGGTGGAATCCGTTTACCTGGCGGGGGATGCGCTAGGCACAGACTACCAAATCCTTGTCATCCTCGACCCGATTCCGCAGCGAGAGTCGGACCCGCCGGCCTAGCAGGCCGTCGGTAGCCGCTGAAACCGAAAGTGGCGGGGGGCGCCTTCCGCCCCCCTCACAGCATAAGGGCTGACATGACACTAAAAAGCGGCCTTACAGCAGACATCATCCGCTCTCGGTATTTGTCCGCCATACCCAATGTGACTTCCGTGCTCGAAAATGAGGACATTGAGTTTTTCATCCAATCGGCGGAGTCCTTTATAGAAGCGCAGTTCCATACGTTGTTGGTTTCCGGGCGCGTCATAACCGACGATTCAATCTTTTCTGGCGCATACGATAAGATGGACGAGCCCTACGACCTCGAACCGCGAGAGGTTCAAGGCTGGTTTTTCATTCAGCTTCGATACCAGCCGATTCTTGCCATCAACTCGTTGAAGTTGCTCAACCCTTACGATAACACCGTAATCTATACGGCGGACTCCAACCAACTTCGGCTCAAGAAGCAGATGGGCGGCGTTCAGATTGCCCCGTTCTTCTTTAACGTCGGCATGGCCTTTGCCGAGACGGGCGGTGTGACGCCGTTCCCATTCATCTTTGGCGGAAGCCACGACGACCGGCTACTCAATACTCTTCCAAACTGTTTCCAAATTGACTACCAGGTCGGCTGGGAAACGGTTGACAAGATTCCGACCGAGATTGTGGACCTCATCGGCCGCAAGACCGCGATGGAGATTCTGGTCAACCTGAGTCCGGGCGCGAATGAAAACTTTGCCTCCAGCTACAGCACATCGGTTGACGGTGTGAGCGAGTCGGTTTCCACCGGCGGGTTCGAGCGCATCATAGACATGCACAAAAAGCTACTGGATGAACTGATAGAGCAATGCAGGTTCCGCTACTTCCCGATAGAAATGGCGATTCTTTAATGGTTTTCTTTCACCCCAGCCACAACGTAGAACGGCTTGACTCGTTCATCAACGTGCGGGGGGAGACCATTACGTTCTATCCCGGCCGAGCCTGTGACTGCGTGGCGCATGGACATCCGAGCCCGGCTTGCCCCTACTGCTTCGGCACCGGCTTCGCCATCGGCACGGGAGCGGAGACGACCTTCCTGATTACGGGCGTCAAGAGCCACTTAAAGTTTGTGGAGGCGGGGATTTTGGAGGCTGGCGACCTCGTGGCGACCGTGGCAACAGACAACACTTACCTCGAAATTGTAAAGCCGGGAGACCGCCTCAAATTGAATCTGAGGCGCGAAACCCGCGAGGAGGTAATAGCCAGGGGTTCCGCCGAAAAGGACGTTCTCCGTGAGCCTCACGTCGTCTCGGTGGATTCTATCGTGCAGGGAGCGACGACTTATGTTGAGGGCACGGACTATACGGTCTCGGGGAATGAGATAACCTGGCTTCACGAGGAAGGCGAGCCGTTGGAGGGTTCTAACTACACCGTCACCTACAAATACAACCCGGTTTACGTGGTCTTCAGCGACCTTCCGTTCACCCGGACCTCCAAGGGCGTCACGCTTCCCCGGCGTCTTGGGCTTAGAAGGCTGGAGTTGAGATGACCGATGCAAGCGAGGGAAACGGTGGGTCTATAAAGGTTCGCGTTTCACATCTTGAGGGTCGTGCAGATAAAGCGGAGGAAAACGTGGAGGAACTTTGGAAAAGCTACAACGATGACCGTCTGTTTCGCGCTGAATGGCGCGGAAAACTGGACGGAACTCTTGAGGGCTTAAAAAAGGATATGGCAGACCTCGTGTTGAGTTTTGGCCGACGCAAAAGCGACCGGGTGAAAATCTGGGTTGCATTCATCGTGTCTGCGAGCGCCTTGGTAACGGCTCTATTGACGGCCCTGATTGGAAAGTTTAGCTGATGGACGCTCAAGGAAACCTCGACCTAATAGTTGAGTTGGGCGCGCTAAAAAGCGCGGTCAATCTCGGAATGCAAATCGTCCGGCGAACCGGCGAGGATGTGCCGGAGATAACGGAACTCATGCCGGCCATGCTGGACCGGTTGAGGGGACACATCATCGAATCGCTTGGTCAGAGCGGAATAAAATCATCTGGAACCGTCATCGAAGCCATTCAGAACGCGGAGACGGAATATGACCCCGCAGAACCTTTCATCGGTTATTTAATAATAAAGGGGGCGGCTGTCAGGGCCTTGGAGTTCGGCTCAAATCCCTTCGACATGAAGCCTGGACTTCTGGCGGGACCAAAGGCAAGAACCGCGAAGGATGGGGGCCGGTACAACATAATCCGGTTCCGGCATGGTACGGAATCAACGGCGGGAACGGGAACAGGTCTTACGGGAGGCGCCTACACACCGAGGATGCCGACCGAGATAAAAAGGGCAGCGCAGGGAGCGGATGGCAGTTCAATCAGCCCGATGACGCCCTGGGGGCAGCGGTCGTCACTGAACATTCAACGGCTGGCGAGGGCGAACAAGGCGCAGTGGAAGGCCGCAACGGGACAGAAGATTTACAGGGGCCTTGGAACTATTGCCAAGGGCTACACCTGGAAATCTTCGCCTTGGGCGGGACTGCGGCGAGAAGGAGAAGGGCATCACGCAAGTTACGCCACTTACCGGGCCGTGAGCGATAAAAGCGACCCGTACAGTTGGATTCACCCAGGAACTACCGGAAAGCACTTTATCCACAGGGCGCTCGACGCCTTCCGGCCGGAAGCGGCCATGATGACCTCGATGGCGATTTCTGCGTTCTTCACCCGAATCACGGACCAGTATGGCGGTTCCTAATCCACTACGGTCGTTGACCCTTGCTTCGCACCCCGACGGTGGCGCGATTACGGCGAGCTGGCAGTTGCCGGCCGACCGTACCAGCCTCATCGCGGTCAGGGTGGTCGGGAAAAAGACAGACGACATCTCGGGACCGGATGACCCGGACGCAGTTCTGCTTTACGACCGACCCGTGGAAGCCAGAGTACGCAAGGCCCCGCCGGAGTACGAGGGCTTTACGCTCGTCCATGAAGAGATGGGGCCGGATGATACGTGGTACATCGCGGCTTACACCTTCGGGTTATCCGGCACACCGCCCGCCGTAACGCGCGATTATGCGGTTGCGGTTGAGGGCAGCATTACCTTGGCGGCCACGGCGGCGCTCAAACATGCGTTCAACCTCAAGGTTGATACCATGCACGCCCTCAAATCTATCCTGCCGACCTTCTTTACCGCCCAGGGGTTGACCGCTCCGATTCTCATTTACGCCTTCCCGCCCCAGGACCAGGTGGATGCGAATGTCTACGTGCAGCGAACGGGTGGAAGCGAGATAGAACCCAAGTTGAACAAACACGCTGGATACACGCAAGACCCGGAAACGGGCAAGCTCTACGAGTTCTTCGAGCAGCGGGTTCAGTCGTCGGTTCGCATTTGTGTCCGCACCCCGAACATTGAAACCTACGAAAAGATGTTGATTGCCCTGACGGCGGCTGTGGCGGTCATCGCCAGTGAAGATGGCCTTTTGACCGCCCTCGGATACATGATGCCGTCAATTCGCCAGGAGGCCGACCGGGTTCTCACCTCCTCGGACGAGGGAAAGTTTCAGTTTGAGGGCGGCGTAGTGCTGACCATGATGAACGCGCTTTACATCCGTCGGGATACAAGCCTGGAAACTTTAACTTACGCCCTCGGCGACGTTGAGCCGAGTTCAACATAGGAGTGAGCATGGGAAAGAAAAAGGCCGCAGAGGGGCATCTGCAAGAGCCAGAGATGGCCGATGCGACAGAGCCGGAGACTGCCGTTGAGCCGGAGGAAGAAGAGGCGGAGCAGGAAGAGCCGGTCGCCAAAGTGGAACCGGCCACCTCAGCCGAACCCCGCATCTCCTTGCGCGAGTTCATCGGGACTTACGGCAAGAACACAAAAATCATGGCCCGGATAAAGGCCCTCAAGCTCATCATGGGAGTTGACTGGCTTTCCGCGAACAAGACAACGGCGGAGTGGCTTCGCTTTTGCGACATCGTGGGGGCGGCACCGGTCAACGAGATTAAACTTTCCGAGTGGATAAAACTCGTCACCGATGGCGGCACGAAGGAGCAAAAAGCTCAATATGCCGGCATCCTCAAGCAACTGGAGGTGTAAGAGATGGGTGCCGTAAACTTCGGTGGTCGAACGCTGAAAATCCCCCAAGCCGCAGTTGACGCTATCTCAGGGTTCGGCTTGGCTGTTGTTCTGGGTGCCGTGAACAACATCGTGGCTATCGGTGAATGCACGAAGGGGGCTCCGGCAAGTGTCGGATATTACCGCGTCAAGGGTTACGAGGAAGCCAAGCGCATCCTCGGCAGCGGCCCTCTCGTGGACGGACTGCGGAACCTCTACTATCCCGGCGGGGAGAAAAGGGGAGCCTCTGTCGTTTACGCGATGAGGGTAAACCCGGCCACGCAGTCATCGACGACGCTCGTTGAGGCCGGGGACGACGACTCGATAGACCTGACTTCGGTGGATTACGGATTGCTGACGACAGGTATCCGCTACAAAGTCGAGGAGAGCACCAACGGCGGGGCTGACGCCAGCAAGCTCACCATCCACGACACGAACGACGATGTGTACGAAGTCGGGGATGACCTCGGCATCGCCTGCTCAATCACCTACACGGGGGCGGGCGACCCGGCGACCCTGACCATTGCCAGCAATACCCTGACGACATCCTGCACCGGCGCGACCGAGGATAACTTAGATATTGACCTGACGGCACCGGCATACAACACGATTCAGAAGCTCGTAAACGCCATCAACGACCACGCGAACTACACCTGCACGCTTTGGGCGTATTTGCCGACCACCTCGCGGACGCTGGCGAGCACCACGCTTGACGACCAGACGGCCATCAGCATCCTCACTGCAAAGTACCTGACCGCTTATCAGGCAATCGTTGTGGACTGGGTAAATAACTACAGCGATTACGTCACCGCCGAAATCAACACCGCTCGGGATACGATTCTGAAGGTGGTAGGTTACACCTATCTCGCCGGCGGCATAGAGGGCGTCACGACCACGACGCATTATGAGGATGCGCTGGCCCAGGTGAACAACGAGGATGTCCAGTTGGAGTGGGTTGATTCGACTTCGGCGGCCGTCTGGGCTGTTGTTGACGAGAACTGCATCACCTACAGGCGGGTCGGATTCACCGGCGTTGCTTACGGAACGGCGCTGGCGACCGTGGAAAACAACGCGACGGTCCTGAACTCCGACAGAATCGCCCATTGCTACCCTGGCTTCACGGCATACAACGACGCGGGTGTGGCGACGAACTACGGCAGCAACATGCTGGCCGCGAAAGTTTGCGGCGTCGCAGCCGGCCTGCCCGAGATGGAGCCCCTGACTCGGAAACTCGTCGGCAAAATCATCGAACTGGAGTACGCGCTGACCGAGGCCGAGCAAGAGGACTGCATTGACAACGGCGTTCTCGCTGTCGTGAAGAAACCCGGCGGAACCACCTACCGCGTCGTCCAGGGACTCTCGACGCTTCAGTTCGCCGGCCAGTGGACGGAGACCGCCCAGACGCCGGAGATTTCGCTGCGGCGCACCCTCGACTACATCCTGCGTGACCAAATCCTCACGATGGACCAATACATCGGAACTCACACAGGCAAACTGGGGGCCTCAGAACTGTTTGAGACTCTGACCAGCTTCCTCAAAACCCAAGTGAGCCTTGGGCGTCTGGTCGAAGACTACGGGGACGACGAACGCGACCCCGTTCCGGCCTTCACGGTGTCCAACATGCACCGTGTCGCGGACGCTTGGTACAACGACGAAAGCCTAAACCTACCGGGGCCGGTCAACTTCATCCTGTCTAACGTACAGGTAAGTTCCTAGCCTCCGAGTTCAAATTAAGGAGGAGAGATGGAGATTACGCCCCGATGGGATGGCAAAAACCCCACGATTGCCGCGCCGCATGTGATTCTCAAGCTCGGCGGCCGACCGATAGGCCGTGGGGCGACCTGCAATGTCTCGGTAGACCTCGGGATTCAACCAGTTCCCGAGATTGGCGAGCAGGGTCCGCAGGAGTTCATCCCGGCGGACTACCGATGCACGGCCGACCTCGAAATGGCGCGCATCTTCAACGAGCCGATTGACGACATGGTGGATTCCGTCACCGGCCGGCCGATTTTCCCGGACCGCGAACAGGTACTCTACAGCGGTTACACGGACATTGGCCTTTACGCCAACGAGAAGGCTTACGGCGAGGAGAAGTCCATCGGAATCGTTCGGAGCGCGCGCGTCGGGCGCTGGAACATGCGCGTGTCACCGGGCAGCCTGGTCGGCATGAGCATGAACTTCTTCGCCCTGGGATTCTACAACGGCGAAGTCTAAGAGACAGAAAAAACAAAAAAAACAGGATTACCATGAAAACCGAGACTTTCACTTTCACCTTTGAGGGGAATAGCTTCGAGGCCCGCGTTCTGACGTGGCGCGAGGAGACCGTGAGCCGCAAGACGCGGGCCTCGGAGTTGATGCACGGGCGCCTTCGTGATGTTCACTTCGTTTACCAGAACATCGCCCTAATTAGGGCGACCTTGGAGTTTGCTGTCACAAAGTGGCCGCAGACGAACGATGGCGGACCGGGCAACTTCGACACCTACTTCGGCGGCTGGACCGTCGCGGATGACGCCAAGAACATCGTCATCGAGGTCAACGGCAAGACCTACACCTTCCGGCCTCTCTCCTGGTGGGAGGAGTTCGTGACCAAAGTGGCCTTCGCCGCCACGCTTGCCAGTGACGAGGGGGGAACCCTTGCCGACCTAGACCGGGAAGCAGAGGCAATCTTGGAGTGTCAGGCGCTTCTGGAACTGGCAGCCGTGAGCTGGCCGAAGGATTGCCAGGGCTTCCACGACTCGTTTTCTTCCCAGACGGAACTCCTGCATGTAACCAACGCATACCAGAAGGCCCTCCAAGATGTCGAAAACGTCCGCTGCAAACGGGATGACGCCCGTTCGGCGGAGCGCATGGCAGACCGGATAATCACCCTCTGGAAAGCCTACGAGGTGGGAGCCAAACCCTTTCGTCCCGACGAAAGCCTGGTATCGGGAGACGATGCCGGGGGAAGCCCGGAGCCTGGCGCATAGCATCGAATACTGGTACAGGGACAAGTACGGCTTCACGCGGGACGACCCAAAGTTTACGGCGACCTACACAGAGATGATAACCGAGTTTTACGCCGAGCAGGTCAAGCTCGGGGCCTGTTATTGCAAGGCATGTGGGACTTGGTTCAAAGGTGACTTCTGCCACGAGTGCGGCGCGCCGAATGAATGGAGGTCCAAGCCGAGGACCTGCCTGAACCCTGAGTGTAAGCACCAGCAGGTCTACGGCGTTTTCTGTGCCGAGTGTGGGATGCAGTTGCCCGAGCCGGAGGGCGGGTCGGAGAACATCCCCAGGCTGGACTTCGGAGTCGTTGACGCCCCGGTAATCGAGGAAGACGAGATTATCTCGTGGCGTAAGCAGGACGAGGGGGAGCCGGATGAGCCCGGACCCGTCTAGTTTATTCGGCGGCAACCTTTCGCCTGAAGCGCGTGAGACCCTGGGGCAGCCCACCTCATTTGGAGGTGCGGCCCCAAACTTCTCACGGACTGCGAACGCTCCCGGAACGAGCGGCCAGGAATCGGCCACTCGAACTGTGGAGCGTTTAATTACCGATTACGAGAAGGTTGAGGCCAACGTGGCGACCGTTCGTGGGCGGTCGCTCAAGGAGGGCCTTAGCATTATAAAACAGCGCGTCCAGGCTGGAGTCCTGAAGCGTGATATTACGAACTTGGCGCGCAAGGTTGACACACAGGCAGACAAGGTAACGACCTGGGACCAGATACGTTTTAACATCCCAAAAGAAGTGGAGGATGCCCCAGAAGCATATAAGGCCGCCTTTGAGGAACGCAAAAAGATGTTTGAGGAGAACACGGGCGTTCTCGGCGCGACATCTCGCACAATCGAGCGGAGAACCAAGGAATCCGGGGAGATGGAGCGCACCTTGGGGCAGCGGGCATGGGACGCGATAAAGAGGAGGGAGGACTTTTCTGTAGGTCAGCGGATGGGCCGTGGGGTGGGGATGGCTGGTGTCGCCGCCCTATCCGGGTCAGCCGCTGGTGTGTTCGGGGCAGCCGGCGGTCTGGCGGGTGGTGCTGTCCGGGCGGTAAGCATGGGATTGGCTGCCGCCACGCGCGAGGCTGCGACCCTGGGTGGTTCAATTCTCGGTGGTGTGCTCGGTGCTCTCGGTGGCGCCATCGTCGGCCTGCTGACGGCTGGGCCAGCCGGAGTCATCGCCGGTGCCGCAAAGGGTATCGGAATAGGCTCGGCGATTGGAGGTGAGGTCGGTGCCGGCATAGGTGAAATCGGCGCGACTGCAATCCAAGCCGCAGGCGGGGCCATCGCCGAGATGACCACGGCCGTTGCGACCATGACCGGTGCCGCGATTGACGCGGCGGTTCCGGTCTATTACCAGTTCGAGAAGCAGCACACGCGGATGTCGGCCTTGCTTCGCGGTGGAATGCAACGCACTCTCGGCCAGAATCTAATGTTCGGTTACAGCCACGGCCAGACAATGCAAATCATGGAGCAGTATGCCCGCGTGACGGGAACAACGGAGGGTAGCCAACATGCGATGCGCTATTCCCGCATGTACGGCGTTGACCCCGAGAAGGCCATCGAGGTCGCCACAATCGCCCGCCGAGCCGGCGTGCTCCAAGGCTACCGTGGAATCCTTCAGCGAATCTCGGGGGCGACGCATCGGGCGGGGATGGGAACGGGCCGTATCGGTGAGCAGATTACGTCGTTGTCGGCCTTGAGCGACCTGAGCATGAGGGCGCGCGACGAGTTGGGCGAGACTGGCCTGAATCAGTTAATCGGCCTGCAAGGGTTCTTCGCCCAGCAGGGGGAAGCCTATCGCGGCCAATACGGTGTCCGGTTTCTTGGAAACCTTCAAGGCGCGATGACGCAGAACCAGGACCCTTACGCTCGCCAACTCATGTGGCGGACGGCCGGAAGGGGTGGCGGCTCTCTTGGGGAACGCATCGAGCGTTACGAGGCGGGGATATTCGACCCAGGGGCGATTTCGCGGCTGGTCGCACAAGTCAAACAAGAATACGGTGATGACCAGTCTCGTCAAATACTTGCCATGCGCCAGGCGGTGCCTGGGATGCGGATTGAGTCAATTCAAACTTTACTCGGAACCGAGGACTTGGAGGGCGAGTCAAAGCGGATAGCGGCGGAAGAGTCTGAGCGAGCCATGAAGATTGGGGCTGGCGCATTCTTTACGCAGCAGATTGAGGGTATAAACATTCAGATAGGCAGTTCATCCCATGAACTGCTTGAGACGTTCCAGAAAATCTCCGAAGATGCGATGACCGTTATAAAGCTCGCCCTAAGTGGTGGCAGTCCCGAGGAGATGAAGGGCGCCGTCGGGCGGCTGAAAGGCTCCATTGACGTTCTGGGTGAACCGGTGGAGCAGCTTGCCCTTGGCCTGGCAAGTCGCGTGCGTGGAATCAGCATTTCCGATATGCGTAAAATCTCTGGTGAAGAGGCCGTATCTCTCGCGCAGCGGGGTGGTCTCCTCGCCGGCGGTGGAATATCCGCCCAAACTTTAATAGGCTCGGCGCTTGCATTCCGGGACGAAAAGGAGATGGAGAGGTTTGTCCGTCAGTTCGAGCAGATGTTGGGAAAGACCCTGACGGTGGAGCAGGAACGGTCGCTCATGGCCGGCCAGTATAACATCATAATGGCGTTGAAAGAAGAGGGATAGGACACCCCATGCCGGATGAAGAGGAACTTCGAGTACGGCTACAGATTGACACGGGCGAACTTGACGAGATAGAACGTCGCCTGCGGTCAATCCAGTCGCAACTTGACGGCATTAAGGGCGACCTGTCTGGCGTTGATGCCAAGCGTAGCGAGATTGACCAGCTTGAGGCCGACCAAGAGGCCATGCTTAATCGTGCTGGCCTTACTCGGGACCCATCCAAAGGCAAGCCTAGCCCCTTCATGGACCGCCCACAAGCGGCAGGCGAAAAGCCTGACGTGATGGGCCGACTTGATAAAGATGTTCCATTTAAGCGCAGCACGCAGGCCCAAGAGGAATATCTAAACTCCATTAAAGACACTGTTCGGCAACAGACAGCCGAGATGCGTCAGCACCAGAGAAGCCTTGAGGACCTTGAGCGTGTTGATGAACTGAAGCGTCGAACCGAAGACCGCGCCGTGTCAACGGACGCTCCCGAAGAGGCGGGGGCGCCCAAGGGGAGGCTGTCGAATCTTCGGGACTTCGCCTCGCGCTTCGGCTCATACGTCCGGCAGGGGCGCGAGGAGATTCAGCAGAAAATCCAAAACGAGAGAGGCGAGAGTCGGCGTTTCGAGGGGATAGTTCAGCGGCCAAGTCAACTGATTGACCGTTTTTTCCGAACGGCAGGCATGACCGGCGCGGCGATGTTCGGCGGTTCGGCGACGGCGTTCTACGGGGGGGTAGGCGCGGCGTTGGGGGCCGGCATCGGGATGGCCTCGCGGGGTGCGGCAACGGTCGTCGCCAAGGGGACGGAAATTACCGGTATGGCGCTTGGCGCGGCGGCCGGGGCAATCGTAGGTAAAATCCTCCATGTCCCCGACCTGGCCCGGACGGGAGCGCGAATAGGAGCAGCCGGCGGGCGTTTCGCAGGAACAGTAGCGGGGAACGTCATCGCCGGCGCCGGAGAGATGATAGCATCCGCGCTTCCCGGCTTCGGCGCGATGGCCGGCCAGTCCATTGAGAGGTCGGCTCAAATCGGCATGATGCGCTCCGACGCCTCCGCACGTCTCACCGCGATGGGCGGTAGCGGGGGGATGCTCGGAACCGCAGGCGGCATGGGTTACGTTACCGAAGAGGGGGCCGAGGCTGCTGGCGGGTTCCTACAAGCGACCGGTGGAGCGGCGGGGTTCGAGGGGTTTCTTCGATTCGGGCGTGGGCATGGTATTACGCCGGAAGAGCAGTTGTCTTACGCTCCCATCTTTCGGATGGCCGGCGGGACGATGCCGGGCGGCCCAGGCTGGGAAAACGTGATGCGGATGGGCGCCGGTGCCGCAAGACGTAGTGGCTTGGGCCACGCGAGACTCCCCGAGTTCCTGGCTGGCACGGCGCAGCTCTCCGAGCAGATGATGGGCCAGAAGGACGTGATGGGAAAGGAGAACGTGCAGGCGCTCATGGGTATGCAGGCCCTCATCGGCCAGATGGGAGAAGCCTACCAAGGCGAGCGCGGCGCAAACTTTCTCGGCAGAATCAATTCGGCCATCACCGAGGGGGGAGGTGGGGGGGCGCGTAGAGAGTTCATGTTGCAAGCCCTCGGTTACACGCCCGGCCAAGGCTTGCAATCGAGGCTTATGGCCGAGCAGCGTCTTGAGGAAGGGATGGCGAATGCCGAGACCTTCGGGGCGATTCTGCGGCATACGAGCGAGGTCTACGGGGGTGGGTTCGTCGGACAGCGCGCCTTGGCCGGCCTGCTTGGTCTGAGGCAGGAGGAGGCTCGCAAGCTCCAGGAAGCCTATGGGACGAGTAAGGAGGAGTTCGAGGAGATGGCGAAGCTCATGGTACTGGGGAAAGAGGACCCGATAGCGGCGGCCATGATTTCGGGCGCAGAAAGTTTCGCGGTCGGCATGGAAGCCCGCCGCCTCCAAACGGCGGACGCATCAATTGAAATAATCCGTAACATCAAACTCTTGCAAGCCGAGACGGTGATGACGCTCCAGGATGTCATGTCCGGGACCGGTGACGTTGACGAGCACATGAACGCCCTGGCGGGACACTTCAAGGCCCTGATTACACCTCTCAACGACGCCTTCAACCTTCTCGTCGAGCTTGTTAAGGGGCCGCAAAAAGGAGATATAATGGCAGAGGCCGCCGAATTGTACCCTGGTGGCAGGGGCCATCTTAGCGGGGGTAGGATGCAGGGAATACAAGAAGTGGGAATTGATGTGGGAGGGTATGAGGTTGGTCGCCCTCCTGGAGCGGGTGAATAGTGGACAGCGAGCTTCGCCTACCGGGTATCAGCGACGAGGCCATACGCGAACTGATGGATTTCCGTTCCAAGGTTCAATCCTTGGCTCGAACGGAACTGTCGAGTTTGGCCCAGAGCCTGTATAACCGGACAGCAATGGAGCCGGAGGCGGCCGGTGCCGTGGCTTCGGCGGCGGGTTCTTTAATCGAGGGCAAGCTAAACGTAACGTCGAGCGAATGGTTCAAGGCTGAGGCAAAGAATGTACGTCGCCGGCGTCTTCAATACTACGGCGGGGCGATTCAGCAGATTGAACGCAAGGCACGGCTTTACAAGCGGGATGCGGCTCAATATGTAAACAAACTGCGTGAGATAAACAAAACGGAGATTGAACTTCTAAAACAGCAGATGGCCCTATCTCTTGGTGATGCTGAAAATCTCAATCTGCCACCGGAAGAAAAAAGGCAGTTACGACAGGACTTCAGGCGTCGTTTAGCCGTCAGGAACTCGATTACGAGAGCCCTGGGGCTTGGCCTGCGAAACGTGCAGGGCCGTATCAACCAAGAGGCCGGCAAGATAGAGGATGTCGCGCGTCATGCTATGCGTGGAGGCAGGGACTTCATCGGCTCCGCCAAGCTGGCAAAGTTTACGGCCAATACCCTTGAAAGCATCGGCGGTCTCGCTGCCTCACTCATCGGTGGAGGTGGAACGGCAGCCTTCTTCCAGACGGCGGGCCGCGCGACGGGTCTTGTAATAGAAACCGGTGGGGCGGTCGTCGGCGAGGCCGTGGAGCAGGGGTCCGTCGGGGCAGGTAAGTTACTCGGCCTTGCGGTGGGTGCGGCGCTCTCGAAAATCACGGGCGACCCTTCGATGGTGCAGGCCGGGATGAAAATGGGGGGCAAGGTCGGCGGCACAATCGGAGAACTGGTCGCCACTGGCGTCCGTGGCGTTGCCTCGACCCTCGGCGGCATGATGGGTCCGTTCGGTGCGCTCGTCGGCAAGGGTCTCGAAGAAGGCACACAGGCATGGGTAGTCTACGACGAGGCCAAGCAGCGCCTCACCGCGATGGGCGCCGGCGGCTCGCTGGACACGGCTCGCGGGAAAGGCTACGTGAACGAGCAGGCCAAAGTGGCGGCGACGGCGTTCTTGGGGGCCATCGGCGATGACCGGATGTTTTCCGAGTTTCTGTCCGTCGGGCGCATGTACGGGGTTGCTCCCTCCGCGCTCGCCGAAACACTGAACACCTACAAGTTCGCGGGTGGAACCCGCCCGGATTCGGATACAAGCCTGAAGGGGCTTTATCGTCGGGTTGGCGCTCTTACTCAACAGCCGGGGATGGGAGGTTACGGTCGCGCGAACGAAGTATTCCAAGCGACCTCGAAGCTGGCGGGAGTTGTCGGTTCCCAGGTGGACGCGATGAGCGAAGACGACATGACGGCGCTCATCGGAACCCAAGCGTGGATAGGCCAACTCGGGGAAGGCTACGGGGGACTGCGCGGTGCCGACGTGCTTACGAAGTTGAATACGGCAATCCGGGGGGAAGGTGGTCTTGCCTCCCGGGCGATGGGCTTGACCGAAGTTGACTCCGCCGAGTCCTACATCGAATACCAGAAGCGCAAGGAGGCCGGGCTTGCCGACCCGAACAACCTGCGGCGGCTCATCGGCCAGGTTGTGAAGGAGTGGGGGACCGGCGAGGAAGCCATCGGGACGCTGAGGGAGGTCGGCGGCCTCCGAACCGAGCAGGCGCGCAACATCATCGGGCTCGTGAAGGAGGGCGGGATTGAAAGTTTAACGGCGGAGAACCTTGAGAAGCTGGCGGAAACCGACAAGCCGAGAAAGGAGATGATTGGGGCCGGTGAAGCCCTCTCCGTCGAGTTCGAGAGCCTGAACATCAAAATCGGCGCGGCGGGGCATGAGATGGTTTTTAATATAAAAAAGGCGCAGGCGAAGATGGGCCAGGCGCTCCTGAAGGCGATGCGCGGTGACACCAACGGCTTGCCCGAACTTCTGGATGAAATCGCCGAATACTTTAAGATATTCTTCGACGTGATGAATGCCTTTTTCAGTATCCTACAACAACTCCTCGGGATAAAGCTCGACGATTCTGCGGAATGGCATAATGCCAGCATCATCGCAAGCGTCTCAAGGGAAATGGCTGATGAGGTCTGGGATATGATATTAAAACAAGTAAGTGTCTCGGGTTTACGTTATGCAGGTGCTGATAAGGTCGGGGGAGGGCGCAATGCAATAAATGGATATATCCGCGTTCACCCAGAAGATGTTTATAAGCTGGGAGAATTGCTCTGGAATACAATAGACGCAATTAACAAGCAGGGGGCATGGGGGGTGGGCACAATCGGAAGAGGGCCACAAATCACAAATATAAGCATTACATACTCTGGCAGAGATATTCTCTCGTGGTCATCCGAAGAGGCTGAATATGTCTATCAGAAAGAAAAAATCGAAGAGGATACAACTGGCAAGGCATCATACGACCTCCTCGAAACATTCCGTTAGGAAAGTTGGTCAAGAGTGTTCGGCAAAGCCAAAACCGTAACGCGCCAGCCGCGCGCCGAGGCGACCATCTACTCCGCCGACCTGGAGGAATTGAAGGCGACCTTTTTCCTTCTTTCGCTCCAGGTGGTTGACAGCCTCAATCTTCAACAGGACCAGTTCGTGCTCAACCTGGCGCCGCGCGCATCCCTGACGCGGATGGGAGGGGGGCAGCCGGAATACGAAGACCCGGGCATTGACGACATCCTCGGCTGGGCGGACCTAATCGAACCGAACGACCTGGTTCTGATTAAACTTTACGACGCCGCCCTGAATTGGATACCAGACGAAAACGACCACCTCCAGAATTACGGACTCTACCTCGTGGACCGGGTGAGCGTTCGGATGGGGTTTTCGGGAGACGGCAAGGTCCAGCGGATGATAATGGTGATGGGACGCGGACTCGGGAAACTCTTTACGGAACATACCCTTGCCCGGTTCCCCTCCATCGGCGGCACTTGGGGGGACAGGGAGTTCACACAGGAAAAGGGCGAAACCGATGAGGAATACGACGAGCGGGTGGAGGCGGCGACACGCGAACAAATCAAAGTGGTAAAAGAACTCGGAATAGTCCCCACTATTTGCGGCGACCTTACTTACTACCTATTTCTCGCGGGCGAGGAGCAGGGCCTTTTCAACACGTTGGATAAGGTGTTGAAAAACATCTTGCGAAACGACGAACTGACCGACGGCTTGCCGCTCTTGTTTGGAAACGCATTGATGAAAATGCGTTACGGTTACGCGACAAAGGACAGGACAGGCGAGACCGGCCGGGACACGATTGAACTCGCCGATGTGCTTGACCTCACCTCGAACATTCACGTTCGGGATGGGTGCGGGATTGACGCCGTTGATGCGACCGGGATGGGCCAGGAGCAAGGGCCGATTCTGGGACTTCTGCGAGCCATCGCCGCCCCGCCGTTTTACGAAATCTTCATCCGGGCGATGCCCCAGGCCGGCGCGGACTTGGCGATGAAGGCGTTCCTGTGTGTGCGCTCAAGTCCGTTTGATTCCGTCAAGAGCGATGACACAAGATTTACGCCGCAGTCGGTGGAAAGATACCCTGATTCCGGCCAGTATGTTTACC